TACCTTCTGTAACTGCTTTAGCAGTTTGTCTTGGGTAAATTGGAACATTTACGTTCTTACCTTGACCAGGAGCCAAAGTATAATTCTTTACCAGACCACGCATAATACTGCGCTCTGATGCCACGAACATGGCTTCCTGAATGATTTCAGGTAGTAAGTCGTTGAGGGTTGTGGTTGTTGAACCGGCCATAATATAATTCTCCTTAAATGAATTTTAGGCTAATCCTGCTGTCTTACGATAGTCAGAATATATTTTTCTATGCTCAGGATTTTTCATATCCAAGTTTTTCATATCAACTTTTTTCAATGTAGTGCCACTGACGTTGCTTCTAGTATTGGTTGTAGCAGGCGATGCTGACACAAAATGTGGATTGCTTTGGAGCCATGACTGAACAAAACTGTCCACACTTACTGGTCGCCCAGAGTCATCATAGCGAACACCACCCTTATCATCTAATACTTCAACTTCACCATCCTGGTTAAGTCTAACACTATTACGAATCAGTGCTTTAACTTGATCTGGATTGACTGCGCGATAACGAGCAGCCGCATCTACAATTGGAGTTTCTACTTTGAAACTTTCAATTACTTTATCCCGTTTTTGAATTTCTGCGTCCTTCTTGGCCGCTAATTCCTGGATTACACGATCAAACTCCCCACGCTTGAGTTGTTGTTCTTGTTGAATCTTTTGATGCTCACTAACGATTGCTCGTAGTTGATCTGGATCTCCAAGTTCTTCATACTTGCTGACATATTTCTTTTCTAACTGAGTTTTAGTCTTTGCTAGAATAGCGTTTACTTCTGCTTGCGTAAAAGTTTTCTCTGTTGCCTGAATTTCATTTTGAGAAGTTTCAGTACCTTCTGTTGTGCCAATATTTTGTTCGGTCATTGTATCCGCGCCTCCTTTGGAGTGTGTTTAATTGATATTCTACTGAATATCAGTGTAGTTATTTACCTAATATGTTTCGTGCCCATACAAGTCCAGCAGGGCCGCCCCATAGCAAGTATGCCTGTGTGCCGGGAGTATTCTCACCCGGCTTGTAATATACTCTTGCACGACTTAGGAAACTAAATGTTCTTTTGACCACATCTAAGCTGACTTGTTCTCTGTTGGCAAATTGGTTGGCACGTGCAAGTCCCACAGCAGTCCCACCACGATTACTGGGTGTACTGGCTTCACGCATTTTCAATCCTCTGCTGGCTGCCTCAGCCATTGCTCCTGTGGGACGATATGTGGCCATTATTCCATGCTCTCAACTGCTGGCTCCCAGGCCGCGCACCACCAAGTTGCCTTTACAGGTGCCGCATTCCAACGTGAGCATAAGCCTTCTACATAGTATCCACAATTGGCACAATTTTCACTGCCAGTTGCTGGTTCATATGCCGCAGGTAATTCTGGACTAATGGCACTACCATCAGGATAAGTTCTTGTTATCTCATCTTCATCTGGATCGGGCACGCCTTCTTGTTCAGCAAGTTCTTCAGCAAGTTCATGATCAGGTGTTTCAATATCAATAGCGTCCATGACAGCGTTTTCAATCAGTAATCGCTTGGCTGGATCTTGTACAATCTCACTGGCTGTTTTTAAATGTCCTAGTTCATTGTCTGTGTTGCGTAGGGCAAAGTTGCTGGGATAATCTATTTCGCCATCCCATTCATAACCCATGTAAGCATAAATGATCTGCCATATATTTTCCTCGGCCAGTTCCAGATTGTCAGCAATGCTTGATAGTCTTGCGTTTAGCAATTGGAATTCTGTTTCAATAGCAACACCTGACATCTTTGTTGTTTCTGTAGCACGGACACTACCAACATTGCCCATGCTGTCAATCATCTTGCGACGATTGTTGATACTATCATAGATGCTGGAGATTTGGCCACCCTGGAAGTTAAGCACATAAGGCTTTAGCGCAGGATCTAAATTCTCTTCCATTGTGATGACCTGACCAGCAGCCGCACCTTGTGCGTTTGTGCCTGCAGTGGCTACCAGGGAGGGATGAGTATCCAGGCGAATTGAATCGTATACCTCTGCTAACTCATTGTAAATCATTCTTTGTTGATCAGCGATGTCATCAATCAGACTATTACCTAGTCCACGCACAGGACTGCGTTCAGCATAAGCACAAACAAATGGCAAGTAGCCCAAGCCATTGACTTCTTGAGTCATGTCCAGTACAGTTTCTTGTGCTGTGTTTAATCTGTAGGTTGTAATGGTATCAACACCCCATTCTTTGACAACAGTTTCAGTGCCGTTGACTTCTTCCACATACTTGATGTATTCTAATTGATAACCACCATTGGGTTGTCTAGCCCAACGCCAATCAGTTACTGCCAAAGGATTGTAGAGTGATAGATAAGGTCTAGCACCCATTGCTTGTTCATCTGCTAGAGTCACAGCACCAACATTGGGTTTTGCCACAGCAATCCACACATGTCCAAACACGCTGGCCCATTGCGACACATCTTTCATGAAGGCATTCATGTTGCGGCCATCTAGGTCAGCGTCTTCTAAGATGTCTTCAATTGTAAAATTATTTTCTAATGATCCAAACTCACGCTTGGGTTCTGTTCTAAACAAGAAAGAGGTATACAGACTAATTAAACTTCTACATTGATTATCAAGTGGAGTATTGTTTAATCTTGTGGCGTATTCAGTATTGCTTTCAAGTGCATAACGCTGTAGGTACGCACCTTCTCTATAGGCTTGTCCGCCTGTGTAACTTGCAAGCAAGAACTGCCAGCGTAGTTGATTACGACTGTAAGTTGTATTTCCTGCTGTTGCTTGCAGGTAAGCGTTTTGAAATGTTTGGAGTTCAGCCACGGTTATAGGCTCCTTAAAATGTTAGTTTATTTAGCCAACTCTGTGGCCAAAACGTTGCGGGGCAACAGGTGCTGTGGGTTTGTTAATTGGGAATAGGAATTGTATCATGTATGTAAGTGCATCACATCCATGATCAAATCCAGAATCCTTGGTGGGCGTCATGCTTTCTGGCTTGTAGGCCCAGTTCTTCAAGCAAGCAATGGTTTTCTTACATGAAGGATCAATTGAGAAACGTGTGGAGCCATCAGGTCGTTTAAAGAACAGGCTGTTGCCTGCGTTGATTCTATCACGCACCAAGGGATGTTGCCTATGATATCTAGTTTGAAAGCCAGCAATCTCCAGCAACTTTATGTCGGTATTGCCATTGGCCGAGCTTTTTCTTGCGACTCCCGCAGGGTCAGGATAGACCACAATGGGGTTGCGTGGATATCTTGTTCTGATCTCCTCAATCATTTCTGTAGTGTTTGAATTATCAAGATAAATCTCATCGTATATCTCAATACCGTTCTTGGTTTGACGACCTATAACAGCACTCATGGGCGTTACGTTAAAGTCCATGCCTATGTAAACAACTTCATGTTCCTGTGGCTTACGCACTTCAGTAATGTTGTGGGCACCAAACTCATTAAAGATAACGCCAGCAAAGTTTTCCCATGAAGCTTCATACTCTTGGCGAAACACTTTTGGCGATAAGTCTTCTCTTGCTTGAGCAATCTCATCAGCATCAACAAAGCCACCATCGGCTGTGGTGTATGTGAAACTGGCCCAGTTTGATTTTGTTAAATGATTATCGTACAAGTCTCTTGCAGCCTGATTACCTGCCTTGGGAGTTCCTGTGAATAGGGCTGAACCTTTTTTATCTGCCAGACTGGGACGTATAATCTGACTCCATATTTCTTCTAAGTCAATATCACAAAACTCATCTATCACAATAAAGTTAAGACTTTCACCACGCAAGTTATCTCCTTGCTCGGCTGACTTCAAACAAATCTGGCTGCCATTAACAAGACGAATTGTGAGTTCACTTTCATTGGTGTCAGCAATCCAATTTAGACTGTTGAGTTTCTTTTTTAACTTTGACCAACATAGACTTTTAATTTGTTGTCTTGAGTTGGCCAACATCCATACTATGCTGTTGGGTTCTCTGGCAAACCTACAGGCTTCACGCATGGCGAGAAAAGTTTTTCCTCCACGACGCCCTGCCAAGACTACTCTAAAGCGTGTGTCATTGTTGGCAATCAGTTCCTGCTTGGCACTTAACGGCATAACACATCGTTAATGTGATCAGCAATACGTCCAGCCTCTTCAGGTGAGATGAAGTAACTGCGATTGTGAGTTGTGCCTGTGACACTGTCTACAATTGTAGTGGTAATCTTCAAGTGTAGTTCTTCTTGACTGAGCCAAGTTAAACCAATACTTAATTCATAATCATCCTGCTTCTGTATCAACATCATCGTTCTCTACTACTTGTGTATGATTATCGTCTTCATCTACCACTTCATCACTCATATCATCGCTCCACGGTAAAGGACGCCGATCATCACTGGTGGTTCCAGCATCGTTTTGCGATAAAACATTTTTACCAAGCCAAATAAGCATAGTTGGGTTACCTTCTAGTGCTACTCTAAGTTGAGCCTGTCTAAGAGTTGTTCTTAACTGATGACGTCCTTTTATTAAAAAGGAACTAAGTTGATATCGTAATGTGCTTTCACTAATATCAAAGTATTGTGCTATTTCTCTATCAGTACAACCCAGACTTGCTAAATGTTCTATTTCATCAGGTGGCACTACTATTTTATTACGGCCCACCACAATGCCAGTAACAACTTTTTCACCCCATTTAGTTGCGCGGGCTTGATGAGGATTTTCAGGTATTTCCATAAGTGTATTTAGTCAAAAGAAGAACCCCTGACACTTCACAGTGTGGGAGGCTCTTGGGAACGTATGCTATAATGTCTGTAACTCTTGCTACTGACAATTTTATTTAATCTTGTTGTTGATAGCTGTTATACCAAAGGTGAAGCCCCAAACACGAGAATGTCCAGGGCTTCGGGAGGCGGGGAATAAAATGGCTGTAAAATTCCCCAATAACATCAAACGGTCCCAAGGGAATTAAAACAGTTTGTGTTGCATTTATTTATCAAATACTCATGCGCTTGACGAACTCAATTTCTGCGTCCAAGTAAGTGACTTCTACGGTGTGTTGTACATCTGCTGGCATTACTGTGGGTGCTAATCGTTTTACTACTACATCACATAAACCTGCCGCTTCATCTGCAAAGAACATGTTTAATGCAGGGTCCACAAACTGCACATTGGCCGCTGGCACACGGATCATAACGCTTCTCATGGCGTCTCTATTGGTCATTGGGTATATTATCATTTTTAGATTCCTTTATTTTGGAAAGAAGTGCGTAGATTGGTGGTCAAAGTTGTTTACAGAAAAAAAATATTTTTTAAATTTTTTTTGCTAACGCGACCTGACCTCAAAATACGCACTTCTTTTCGTTTGCTGTGGATAACTTTACAGCAATTCAGCTCTAATGTTATTGGCATGGGGCTTATCATCGAGATCTTTGCCCTTGTCATCTTGTTTGTCTTCTTCAATATACTCAAATATATCAAAAATCAAGCGTTGATCATCATCTGATTCTACTTCTGGACGTCCCATTTTACGATCACCCTTTGGCACCACAACAGTTCTTTTTGTGCGTTTATGCTTGTCTAAATTGCTATTCAAATATATGTCCTTCAAGCGTGTTTCCCACTCTAAACCTGTGCGATCAATAAACCACTGACACATGCGCTTACCAAACGAGGTTTTGTCTATTTTTTGGCAAGTGCTGATCTCGTAAATTTTATGTAATTGTGCCACATCAAAACAGTTTGTGGCCTGGCTCAACCCAACAACAATATCCATAAAGCGATTAAAAGCATTCTTTTGTCTATCGAACATTTGCTCATAGTACTTGCCATGTAGCGGCACAAGTTTAGAGATGCTTTGTGGTTTGTGCTTTTGTATAATGTAGCCTAACCATTTAGCAATCTCTGTTTCGTTTTGCCATACATTGTTTTGCCAATCCTGTACCATATCAGCAATTTTTTCCCTATCGTCTTCTTGATCTAAATTTAATATTTCAGCAATGCGTGTGCTTAAACTTGTCAAACTAATAATAGGCTCAACTCGTCTATCTTCGCTGCCACGACCCTTGCCTGTAATAGGGATAGTACCATAGTAGCCATTGTTCATAATAACAAATCTAAATGTGCGTGGTGCTTGTATAGCGTTCTCGCCCATTCTGCGTAGTCTAAAGTTATGCCCACCAGTTAAGTTTTTAAACTGATTGTGGTCAATACTTTTACTGTTCTGCTCACTAATTTTAACAAGCACTTTGCCCCATAACTCACCATTGTGTGTGCCTTGGAACGTTTCTCTTGTTGCTTCACCACAACATTCTTCTGTAAAAATTATCTCCAACATCCTAAAGAATGTGTCTCTACCTGCTCCGCCCTTGGCCGCACTATCAATGTTTGGGGCAAAAATATCTTCAGGTTTAGTGTATGTATAAGCAATGTACTTTTCAATTTGATCTTTGTAATCAGGATCGCCATCTACTAAGTTGCTTACAAGTATGTCAAAAGCAACATGCGGTTGTTGATCGTAAACAGGTTGTAGCCAAAACTTACGCAGTTCAATAAGTTGATTTAACACGCCGGGCTTTTGTCCTAAAAAGCTACGCTCAACATCCCTATAAATTCTATTACAACTTTTTGCGATTTCTTTAATGGTAAGTTCGTTTGTTTCTGTCCAACCTGTTTCAGCAAGAATCATATCCTTCATAGTTTCGTTTGTAATAACACGCACTTGTGGCTGATAACGAATGCCATTACTGTAGATACAATACCATTTGCTTTCGCTTGCTATGTAGTTTGCGTTTAAGGTTTGTAATGCTGATTCTACATTTTGTTGTGTGCCTTGCCCTTTAGCAATATTTTTTGTTTTGTTTTCTATTTGTTGCCGACGCTTTGCCAATTCATCCCGTTCGTTTTCTTTTAACTTAATGCCTTCAGCAATGCGTTTAATAGTAGTTTTCAAATTGTCTAGTTCTACTTTGGCATCTTTTTTTGTTTGTCCTTTGCTATTATTATATGTTGCTTCAGCATCAAAACTTTTTTGTTTTTCTTCTCTCAGCACTTCTGTAATAACTGCTATCTCTCTATCTAAATCCCCAATACGTTGGTTTAGGTCATTTAATATATCCATATCTTATCCCTTTAACATCTTCATAGTATCTTTTATCAAAAAAGATAATTCATTCTCTTGCTTGCTTGTGCGTGTTTCTTTAAGACAATCACGACCATGCCGTTCACGTAGTAAGTGTATAACACTGCCCATTGTCACTGGCTTGCTAACTTGTCCGCCGTGCGTCCAAACTGTAGCCGCATCGCCGGGAGTCTTTTGACTCATCATTCCAGTTGTCACATACTGAAAGTCATTCAAAGCAAAACCCCCTGCTTTCAATCCCCAACCAACATTACGCCATAGTGGATAATTACCAACATAAGTTTGCTTCAACAACTCCAAGATGCGTTGTCGTTGTAAATCATTTAGTTCAGGAGCAGGACCTGTATAGTGCGTCATTGCTTCAGCACTCACACGATCCTGTTCTTCAATGATAACAATCAATTGTTCAACTATATCCGTGGTCAATAACTTATCTGTACGATGTTTTAATAAGCAATTAGGGTTGCCATAAAACAACCGCACTGGATCACTACAAGCTTTATCTCCTGCTGGATACACTTGTAGTAGTCCTCTAATGATTTTGCGTAAACGACTGCGATCAGTTTCTGCTTGCTCTAATACAAAGCAAATACGAAACTTGTGATGCTCAGGCTTGAAACTATGTGTAGCATAAAAACCAGCACCATATTCTGTATAAAAAGCATTGCTCAATAGTTCAGGAATAGTCATACCACCATCTACATCAACCATAAGCAGTTGCCTGCTTACAAAATTTGCTTCTTTACGATTGTCACTTGTTAGTTCAGCACTGGTAGCATGTCCGTCAATGGTAATCAACTCAAATACTTCTGCCCAATCAGCTTCAATATTGTTCCATCCATAACCGAGGTTAGTGTAATCAGGATTAGCACTTTTACCACGTGTGTGATGTATACTGAGTTTCATTAAACGCGACCTTGATTGAGTTTAACTGCTTGTAACATTTTTTGCAAATCTGGGACAAGGGTTGATTTAAAGGCAATGCCTTCTCTTATAAGACGTAAAAGCATTGCTTCAAGTTTAACGCCATTGTTGGTTTGTAATTCTACGCTTATTTGCCAAAGTGCGGAATCATAAAAATCTGATTTATTCATATTAAAAGTCCCTACCGTGCTTGTTGGCAAGTTTTTCTAATGCTGTTGCTATACGAGCAAGTTGAGCATTTGTTTCATTTTGATTATCATGAA